GTTGTTAGTATTATTAATGGTGCTGAGACAGTTATGTCAAAAATAAATAAGAGATTTACTCTCATAGTCGTTAAATTGTTAATGGAGTTTGTTTCTTTTGCCCGTTCTGATAATAGTAATCGTCTGGATAGTCTTATTTCAATTTGTATGTCCATATTTAGCTTGATTGATCATTTTGATCTTCAAGCTCAAGGATTGGAGACTATTTTGTTAGCTTCTGCCTTGCCTTTTTTACCTAATACTTTGCAAAATCTGATTAAGCACATTACGTTGTTGTCTAATACGAAAATTTTGGATGATTTTTCTTTGTTGCACCGTTTGTTTGAATTGTTGGAAAATTTTTTACTTTTTGTAACCAAATCGTTGGGAGTTTCTGCTGAAGTTACTTCCACTATTATTCGTTTGTTTTCTTATATAGGGTTTGGTTCTAAACATAGAATCCTAAGCAAAATGAAACAGCTTATGGATGAAGCTGTGAAGGATAAGCGGATTTTTAATGGGGAGGCTTATAGAAGACAGTGTAAGGATCTAAATGCTGAGTTTGACTCTTGTACTGAGTTGTTAGATTGGAGTCGTAGAAGCGGTTCTGTTGGTGACTTGTTAACAAGATGGCGTTTGCATTTAAAAATCGTGGATGCTAATGAGGAAATTTCCCGTGTTGAACCTAACTTATTTGTTTTTGAAGGACCCCCCGCTTGCGGTAAGTCGATTATGTTGAATCAAGTTATAGCAGTGCTGGGTGGAAGTAGTTATTGCCATTCGATTCCAGATGTGAATGAAGGAAAAGATTTTTATGATTCTTATAATTTTGAAGACATTTTTTATATGGATGATGTGGGTCAAAAAGGAATTAGCCAGTGGCGTACTATTATTAATATGGTTTCTAGTGTTAAGATGCCTTTGGAGTGTGCCGAAGCTAAGTTGAAGGACACCAAATTTTTTAAGAGTCACACCATTTTAGCTTCTACTAACCAGTTTATGACCTTGGGGGGTTTATGCAAGAGTGATGGAATAGCTAATATTGAAGCCTTGTGGAGAAGAGCCTTTATTTTTGATTGTAACCAGTTGAAGTTGGAGAATGGTTTGTTTCGAGGTGAGGTTGTTTTTAGACATTTTGACTTGGCCGTAAAGCGTTTTCAGAAAGGTTTTCCCGCTTATTTGAAGCTAGATCAGTTGGATAAAACGGGGAAGTTGACTGAAAGTTTTGTTATTACTAAACCCACGTCACAATTAGAAGGTTTGCGCGTGTGGATGGGTTCGATTGTTAAAGCTTTTGAGTTAAAAAAGAGGAGTATTCAGAAAGGGCATATTATTCCTGAAGAAATAAAAGTTAAGAACTTGTCCGAAATTAAAGACATTGTGCGCGATATTTTTTATCCTGCAGAGAGTAGCCTGTCCGCTCCCGTTTCCGTAAGTCTGGACTTGCCTATCAGTTTTACGGTGGGTAAAAGAATTAAACAGGATGATGAATATTTGTCTGCAGAAGAGGACGTTGTAAAGTTGCCTATAGGTAACCATTTAAAGTCTCAAGGTTTGATGGATATGATGGATGTTTTTAAAACTCCTAAGAAGATCTTTTCTTTCTTTGGTTCTGATATTAGTTCTATTATTTTTGATGTGTTAAAAGATGAATTGTTGGCTTTGTTGGATTCTTGGGGAGATACTACTGTTTGGAAGAGCATTTCTGATAGTTCCAAGCGGTTTAAGTTTTATATGGG